CATGTTACTGATACCCATAACGATGACAGATGCACCAGCTCCGATGATGGCAGCAATAACTTCAGGCATTTACATTAGGCCATGTTGATTTTTGCAATTCTATCCATTGGCGTTGAGCAATTACTAAATCTTCTTTTGATACATCTGGATCATTAAGAACGCTCCATATTTCTATTCTTTGATTAATTGATTCAATGGTGAGGCCGTGGGCCTTGGCTATTACTTCTTTTTGGCTTTGGCTTAGGAATTTCATTACTTTTTAACCATTTGTGTCTAATGTAGACATGTTTACTCGTTTTTCTATGGATGCCAAAGAAAAAGTCAAAAACCAAGCCAAGCAAGAAGAAAAAATTGAAAAAGTATTAGATGATGATGACAAGCCTGAATATCAAGAAAAAATTGTTTTTCTGACCTCTACAATTTTTCAGTCAATTATTGTCACTTGGTGCTTGCTAGTTCTGAGCATGGGATACATCAAGCTCCCAACAAGGATGTTTGGAATGGATATTCCAGACCAGCCTAGAATTGATAGTACATTTGCGGCTGGATTGCTTGGAAATATTTTAGCTGGATGGGGAATTAGCGTAGGAGCTAATGGTGGCAGCAAGAAAAAGAAAAAAGAGGGAGAAGGGTCAGGTGCTATACCAACAGCAGGAGGTTATCAAACTATTATTGTTAAACAGCCATTGGAACTTATAGCCAAACAAGCTGAAGTCCAAAGGGTTGATCCAATCACTAACCGCCCTATCGGTGGAGACGGCAAGCTTCAATGAAACGATTTCTTCTTTTGCTTTTATTAGCATCACCAGCCAGTGCTGATATAGCAATCAAGCATACTCAATCGGCAAGCTTAAAAGTTGATGGAGCAGCAGTACAGGCCATTAGAGTTCCATCTACTTATGCTGTCTCTGGTAATAACATGAAAGTTACTACTGGAGAACACTTTGGAAAATTAACAGCAGGATCTTCTTCCGCAGCAGCAACCCTTGATGTTGGTGTTTACGAGATGAATACTGTAGGCAGTGCTTATTCTTTCGAGGAAAGCTGGCTCCAAGGAGACGCTATTCCTGCCATAGGGTCAGGCGTGGATGTATCAGCAGGTGTTGTAGCTGATATGCCAGCCTTCGGTAACACTGTTGTCACCTCTGGAGGTGTAGCTGGAAATCTTGCTGGTACGGTTACAAGTGCAGGTGTTGTTACGATCACTGCTGGAGGGGCAGGTACGACAGCTACAGGTCAAACAAGTTCAGAAATAACTGTTAAATAGTGCATAAAATATATAAATTATTATTGCTTATATCCTTTGCAGGAACCAGCGTTTCTGCTGTTCCCGTTGTGCCAACTTTCTCAACTGGTACGCTCAATTCTCGTCAAGAAACTAAAACTGTAGTTAGTGAAACTATAACTTCAGTAGACTATCGATCAGGGTATGAATACGTTGTTTCTGGTCATAACATCGAACCACTAAATACAAATGCTATTTCACCTAAAGCTGTATTAAATGCACCTCAAACAGTTGATAACATCACCTTTACATGGACATCAGTAGATGTAACACCAGCAAACAAACCCGATTGGGGAATCAAAACTGCTGGCAACGCTTTTTCATTCACAGAAACTCTAGCCAATCCTGGCCTTTCAAATGTAACAACAATCAACCGAACCACTACAACAGACTCTATTGTGGAATCGGTGTCTGTCTTTACTCAATAACATTTAGTCAGCCAGTATTTGCAAACGCTACAACAATAGCATCGCCTTCAGCTACATCACAGGGATCAGTGATTAACCAGGGTATTCAGGTTCAAAGTGGTAGCTTTATGTTTCAAGAAGTAGGTGATGGAATCCGTTGCAGTGGAACGACTCTTACCATTAATCCATTCATCTCAAAAGTGAACACTTGGAAAGATCCATTTGAGCCAACGTACCAAGAAAATGTATATGATGATAGCACAGATGCAGATGGAAATTTAGTAAATCCTGGGGGAATCCTTTTCACCAAGCCCATCCGAACTGGTCAAGCACGTAATAACTTAAGCTTCAATTACGGTATAACTGCCACGGTCGCTGTACCACTAGATAGACGCATGACTAATAACTGCGTGGCAGCAATGAATACCCGTGTTAAATATTTAGAACAAGCTTATAAAGCCAAAAAATTAGATTATGCTTTGGGACGTTTAAAAGTATGTGCAGAGCAGCTAAAGCTTGGAGTGTCATATTTACCTAGCTCACCATCGTTTGTTGTATGCGAGGACGTGACCCTAATCACGCCTCCTAATCAGTTAATAGACCACAGCCATAGTATTGAAGTAGGAGCTGCTACTAACGATTCAGGCGTTGATCCTTTCGCCTTTGAGATAAACTCTTCACAGGAGGCTTCTCCTTCCGAATAGCAAGCAATTTTTTAGCCAGTTTCTTGGAAAAGCTTTTGGCCTTTCCTTTAAGCTGCTTTTGAAAGAATTTGGCTAGAGGCTGTCCTACCAAAGTCACGCCAACAACAGATGAAATTGCAATGACTGACGTGTTAATTATTACGGTAGGTTCTGGACTGTAGTTGCCAGCTATCTCAATCGCACTAAGACCTTCCCAAACAATTTCGCATTTATTTGTAAGTTCATTTCGTTTAAATCCCTTAACTAAAGATAAACCTCCCTTTCCTAAGCTCCCAATGGGACTGTTTTGCATTTGATTAACAGATGGGCATGGGATTATATCTGCAATAAACTGTCCATCAATATCTGGGACTTTAAAATCTTGTTGCCCTACATTGGTATCTCCCTGCTCGTTATCTTCGCTATCCTCTTCTTCCACTTCCTTTCTCTTATTCCTTTTTGATTTCTTTGGCAAGACAGGAGGAACAATCTTTGGAGGCTCTTGTTTTATTTTTTCTTGCTCAGGTCCAACAGCAGATAGCCCGTCCCAGTCAACAGCCATGCTTTCAAGTGTTGGTACGTTTCCATCGCATACATAAAAATTTCCTTTAGGATCTGAAGTTACTAAATTCTTATTTTTTAACGTCCTAGCTCTTACACAGCCAGGCATTTGAATAACAGGGAAACCTATATTGCTAGGTATTAATGGTTCAGGTGCAGCAATTAAAGTTGTATCTATTGAGGCTTCAGGTATTTCTTGTATTGATATGTCATCTATTTCCACAAAACAAAACCCCCTAACATACTAGTAATGTTAAAGGGTTCTGAATTGACCGATTGTCAGTCTCAGGGACAGTTGGCCGAAGCAGGGCTTCACCGTGGCTGGACTGGTGTGAAAAAATCGCATCTGCTTCAATGACGTGCAACCGCAAAAGGTTAAACAGTTCATAAGCGTAAAAATATATTAGCAGTCGTTCCATTGTTCAGCAAGATCACTTGCAACACTTCCTAACTGTTTTCTAGATTGACCAAAGAAAATTCCAGCCAATACTGGCCCTACGATTGGAACGCTCGCAATAGCAGGGCTAACTGAAACGCTTGCACTATCAGCAATTAGTTGTCCATTACTTCTACCTTGAGCCATTTTTTCAATACATTCAATTTGTTTATCAGTAAGTTTCCCTCCTGCTCCTTGAGGGTAAATTGCAAATTGAGCAACAGATTGTTTATGTGTATACCTCTTTTTAACTTTGCCACTAAAAGTAGGCTTTTCATCATCAACAATAGTTGTAATTAACTTTGGATCGTGTTGTTTAGAATTAAACATCCACTCTTCAGCACCATCAGGCTTTTTCTCACTCCTGATTTGAATTGAGCTATAAGGAGTGTTAGAAAGCTTGGCGATGTCAGGGATGCCTCCATCTTTTTTAGCAAGCATATTTAAGCTCATAAAATTACTTGCAATTAATCCAGAGGCAAGCACCAACGTACTTAGTCCATTCAATGACTTAAATTGGATCATCTGGCAAACGGGTTTACATTGCCAGTGGAGGACGGCATCTTGGGCATTTCCGGCATAGCGTCTCCGACTAAAGCAGGAAGTTCTTTTTTAACACCATCTAAAACAGCATCAAAGATTTTTGATCTAAAAAGAAACGCACCACCTAATCCTGCAACGCCAAGGATAAACGCTGCAAAATTAATCCAAGTTATTATTTTCATCATGCAGGGCAAGCCTCACCACTATCAAGCTCATCTAAATTTGCTTGAACCAATTCTGCGGCTTTGGTTTCTAGAAGTTGCTGATTTTCTTTCCACTCACTAGCTCTACGCTCTTGATCTGCCTTTAATTGCTTGATTTCAGCAGTAAGAGTTAAACGATCAGCCATAAAAATAATACATTGCCCTCAAATTATAAACCTACTGTCTATCCCTGACCTGTTCGGCCAGCACTAAGCGTGGGCATAATAGATATAATTAGCATTGTTTGTATTAATCATTCCGTAGTTGTTTCTTATAACAAAACCTGTTGATGTAGGTTCTGTCACATCGCCAAATGAAGTTGACTGCGCTCCAGTTTCATTTAATTCCAAAACAGCGTCATTAGTTCCAGATCCCCAGCCTCTTGTAGTGTCGAATACCGCCCAATGATTAGTACCACTTGCTTTTTTTACAATTAAAAATCTTGGTTGGAAACCAAGCGTTATGGTTTGTGTAGAAGAGGCACCTGTTCCATTTCCTGTATAGCTACCAACCTTGCTGATGCCGTCAACGCTGGCGAAGAGTAGGGCTATGTAATTTTGAGCATTGCTCACCTCTCCATAAGTACCTAAAGTGAAATGAGTTGATGTCGGCATAGTGTCATTCCAGAAACCAGCATCATTAGACTCAGCTCCATCACCATTTAAATAAATATAATGGTCCGCAGGATCAGTCCCTCCATTTAATCCTTTGTGGTATACAGGCCAATTTCTTGTTTCGTCTCTATTCTTTATCCAAATCATCTCAGGAACGGCGTTCAATGAATGTGCTATTTGATCACCTGCTATATTTCCATTCCCTTTATAAGCTACCACATCAAACCCAGCGTGGCGTTTCCACATCCATGCTTGGAAGCTTGAATTATAACCACTATCTGCTCCAAAGCCTGCATTGGAATCCCACACATATTTATCTAATTCTCCTCCTTCAGCAGCGGTTGTATTTGGATTTAACTGATCTTTTCCCTGTAACCTCGTACCTAGCTGCCAAGCCCAAGTTGAAGCATATTTTCTATTAAGAACCATATCAACAATAAATCCACTATCAAAGGCAGGAATAGTTGTTGATCCATTACCCGTATCCATAGCGAATACATCCGTACCTTCCCCTGCACCGTAAGGCTTGCCAACGTAGCCATCAGGTCTTCGGATTGCTAAAAATATATAGGTTTGTCCGGATGAATTTGCTGAACCAGAGGTACTATTAACTATAAAACCATTGGCTGTTAAGGCAAACCAATTAGAATTTGTATCTTCAGCATCATTTGTATTAACTTTTAATCTTTCAGCATCACCACCAACAGCTAAACCACGCATTGTGTCATAAATTTCCCAATTTTCTGCAGATGTAGCTGATTTAACCATGATCCACTGAGGCTCCCATCCGATGTTTACCTCTATACCTGCGGAGCCTGTTCCAATGTACGATCCAGTAGATATTACGTTTTGATCCCCTGCGTCTCCAAAGACAAAACCAGCAGGGTCATCGAAGGGGCTATCTGTGCTTGCTGTTGGATCTCCATTAGCGGTAATCGTTCCAGGGGTTACGGTTGAACCTGTAGTAGATGAGTTATTGCAACATAAAAGCTTAGTGTTAGTTATGTTTGTTAATGGCTCAGTTGGTGGTCTAAATGATGATGTATAAACTGCTGTTCCTTTTACAAAACGTAGATTAGAAATTTTTCCATGAAACTCGTCTGCTGTACCTGTGGCATAACCACCAATTCCAAAATTTGCAGTGCTATTATTTGCACTTCCTGAAACAGTTGTCGTGCCAGCAAGATTTCCATTAACAAATAATTTTAAAGTTGTACCATCTAATACTCCTGCTATGTGATACCACTGACCAACCTCTACAGTTGTTGTAACTGAATAATTAGTTGATCCCCTGCAATTTTCAAAATATAAAGTTGAACCCACTAAATAAAAATCAAAATTCCTGTCTGTACCTCCTGCTAATTCCCATTGACCTGCAATTGCTTGATTACCACTAAGATCATCAGCTTTAAA